CGTCCCAGGCGGCGGCCCGCTTCGACTCGTCTCCGGTTTCCAGATATTCGCGGACTATTTGTGGAGCATCCCAAAGGTCGATTACCTGTAGTGCGCACCACCTAGCGAACTCTAGCAAGACATCCGTGGCGTCGATCGTCGCGACGATCTTCCGCCGCCGTCCGCACCACTTGTCTACAGGATCGCCGTGAGAAGTAAGATCACCGTCAAGATCGACGCGGTGCAGAAATTTACTAGTAGCGTATTGCAGCGCGTCGAACGGGTGTTCGCTCATGTGCAGCCCGGACTTGCACGGCACGACAGGGCCGTCGTGCTCTAGCCAGTCGCCGACTGCAGGAACGGGCCGCCCGTCGCGCAGCGTGTCACCTGTGAAATGGTATCCGATCATTGCCTACCCCCTCTCGCCGTGCGGATCATCGCTGTTGTGGTAGTCATTCCGTCTCGCCAGGTAGAGGGAACAGTTCCACCTGCGTTTCGTACAGGCGCGCTATCTTTTCCTTGTCGATGAAGGCCCGCAGCGCACGCTCGCACTTGGCGTAGACCTCATATTGGCCTACGGTGCCGGTGACGTGGGCTGTCATGATGAACCGATAGAACAGAGCGGCTCCAGACTCGGTGTGTTTGTCGAGTACTGCCCCGGTGTTCAGGCGATCGCAGAAGTTGCCTATTTCCTCACGATCAGCCGAATACCAAGCACGCGCAACAACGGCGCGGACCACAACGATAGAGTGGCGACCGAATGTCAGGCAAGAATTGGCAAACTGGATCGCATCGTAGTTCTCAGCGTAGAGTTCAACCAATTCGCTTGTGGTCAGGGGTAAATAGCTGGTATTGAGTCCACGGTGCATCGCAATAACAACCGAACCGTCGTGATTCAGCACACGTTCGAATCGCCCGTCCAAGCGCAGAACATCCGACGGTGTCCGCTTCCTGTTCTGATCTAGAACCCTGCGTACGTCGGCGGCGATCCCCGACAGTACCATCATGCGTACAGTGATCCCCGCTTTGATGACAGCAGCAAGTCGGTGCTGCCCATCGACCAGAACGCCGTTGTGATCGAGCATGATCGGGACGTCCGACACCCAGCGGCCGGCCTTCATGTCGCGGGCCAGCCTCTCCACCCATACTTTGCTAATATGCCTGTTGTTCGGATTGCTGGTGTTGAGGAGAATCTGTGCAGACGCCGGGGTAATATTTCGGTACGTGCATCGCGACTTGCTGGGCATTTTTACTCCATCCTTTCGTTGCGGATTAGCTCCATCATGATCTCCGACATCTTCAACAGCACGTCGTGCGGGAACGACGAGAGAAGTGCGCGCGCCATGTTGTAGGGATCGCGCGGTAGTGATAGCGTCGTGCTCTCTGCCGGCGGGAACCCCATGCGGACCGGAGTTGCCGGTTTGAGTCTGGACCGCGTCGTTTTCTTGGTCGCTTTCCCTCCCTTGGTCTTGCCGATCCGGCTGGTATTCATGGTGGTCTCGGTGCCGTGCTTGGTGCGGGTGCGGCGGGTCTGCGGTTCTGGATCACTGGTGATTTTCACCAGTGAGGATCGAACATTACCCACCGTTACGTGATCCACCCTGCACCGTCTCGCGATCTCCCGGTTCGACCACTGCGCCCACTCGGGATCGTTGAGCAGCGTCAGCACGGCCTTCCGCTTGTCCTCATTCGTGCGCCGCGCCCCGTGCTCGGCGTTCGCCCCGACACTGTAGAGCGTGGCATCCCGCTTGGTCCCTTCGACCACCTTGGCGTCGAGCTGCTTCGCGTCGATTTTCTTCGCCGCGAAATACCGATGGAACCCGTCCGCCAGCCAGTAGGTAGCACCGTCGTGGAAAATCACAACTGGCGGGAGCGTGTCGCCATTGGTCATCGCTTCTGCGTACTCGGCGACAATTTGTAGGTTGATCTCTACTCGAGGCTGGGTGCCGCCGTCGATACGGATGTCCGACATGTTGACGCGCTCGACGCTGCTCATCCTCCTGGCCTCCTTGCAGTTTCGAAGTCCTCTCTCGTCGCCTTGCGCGGCGGCACCTCGAACAGCAGGCCGGCGGTCTGATCGCTGGCGGCCGGTTGATCTGCCGATCCGCCTAGACCATTCCGCCGGGCTGTTAGATCGCGGCCATGTCCTGGCTCGCACGCCACCTTGAACTCGACGAACTTCCCGCCAGTGACGTGGTCCACGACGTCGCGCCAGTCGAGCACGCCGAGCTTCCGCAGCTTCCGCGCCTTGCGATCGGCGCACGACTGCTTCGCCAAGCGCTGCAAGTCGAAGCTGCCGTACCAGCCGCCGCGCTGGATATGCAGCTTGAAGTCGACGCGGCCGTTGAGCGCGTCCCATGTGCGCTGGCAGTCGCCGGGGATGGTGATCGGATCTCTCACCACCACACCGCCATCACGGCGAGCGTGACCACGACCACGAGCGCCAGGGCTCCGAGCACCAGCGGCATCCCGCTCGGCGCCCGGCCGTTGTCCTCGTCCTCCATGGCGTGCCACGACGTCTGCGCGAATCCGATGTAGCAGCGGCACCGCAGACCGCCGGTGACCGAGTGATAGCGGACCTCCTCGCCGAGAATGCTGTCGACTTCAATGACGCGGCCGCACCAGTCGAAGTACCGGCGACCGGGGACGATCCTGATCTTCGGCAAGGGAGCGCCGTCGCTCTTGTCGCACCATTCGACCTTGGGTAGGGTCAACATTACTTTGCCTCCGTATCGTTTGCCGCCGGCCAGCGCGCGCTTAGCAGTCGGATGATTACGCCGACCGGCGGCGCTAAAGCCTAGTACCAGCCGGCGCGCCACATCGCCGCGCGGACCAGTTTCTCCTCGTCCATGAATCCGTCGATGGTGAGCCAGTCCTTCTCGGACAGCTTCGTGCCGAAACGCTCGTTGAAGCCGGCGCAGGTCTGGATCGCTTCCTCGGCTTCGATCTGCGCGAGCACGCGGTCCGCGTCGTAGTTGGCGATCGACTGAGCGCAGGCGCCGTGAACGGTGCCGCGGCAACCGCAGTCGTGGACATCGGGAGGGGTGATCATCGCGACACCTCCTTAAAACGGCAGGTCGTCATCGCTGACGAACGGCGCTGGTTCCGACTGATTCGCGGCGGCAGACGGAGCCGCCGCCACAGGAGCCGACTGCTTCGCCGCCGCCGCGGCAGCCCGCAGCAACGACCCGAATCGCGCCTGGAGCTGCGAGACCTTGGCATCCGACGCGCCCTGCGGCTGCGGAGAGAAGTCCTTAGGGTTGATCCACGATGCCTTGTAGGTGACCTTCCCCTGGTACTCGTCGGCCTTGACCGTGATCTGTACCGCGGTCTTGGGCGGCGGCGCGTCCATCACGGCGAGCAGGTTGCCATCCCACCCCAGCGACTTCGCGAGCTGCTCCATGGTCGTGGTGTTGATCGTCCCGTCCTTCTTGACGATGAAGAACATCCCGTACACGGTGTGCTCGTCGTACTGCCGCCAGTCATCCCATCCGCCCTGGTCGTTGAGCTGACCGAGAATCTGGAACTCGATGTTGACGGCCACGGCCTCGGAGTTGTCGAAGGTCCGGATCAACCACGACTTGGCGCGGGCCATGAAGATCCCCTCGCGGTCGAGTCGGTTACTCATGGCGCACCCCCAGGATGAGATCCCAGATCCTCGAGTCGTCGGGCGTCGTGAACGGCAACGACTCGCGGATCTTCCTGCTCTTGGCGATGTGGCTCGGAAGCTCGAAGGTGTAGATGGTCCGCGTGCCGCCGCCGATGCCTTTGCCGTCCTTCGCGGCGACGTCGTAGCCGACGAACAGGACATGGTCGGCCCACTGGATGACGCGGTTCCGGATGCTGGCCTTGCCGGACTTCGGCGCTTGCAGGTGCGGCTCGTAGCGGATCCAGTCGTCGCCGACCGGGTTCGGAACGTCCGTGACGCAGTCGTGCGCCACGAGGACGACGTTGCGCCCGAGGCGGACCTGGCGGTCGAGGTCGGAGAGCAGCAACATGAACGTGTCGAAGACGTGCTGCATGCCCTTGCCGAAGCCGTAGCCCTCAACGCTCTTGACATAGTGCCCCTTCTCGTGGGGCGTGTTGGCGAGCGTGTGGGCGGTCGCCAGCTCCTCTGCCTTCGTCGCCGTGTCGAGCACGACGGTCTGGAATCCGTCGAGGACGTTCGACTGGAGAACGCCGCGGAGATCGGAGAAGGTGTTGATGTCGGGTACGCGAAGAACGTCCAGCTCGTTCGTTCCGCCCTCGATGTCGAGGAAGACCGGCTTCGGGGCGAGAGCGGCGAGCGTAGACTTGCCAATACCGCCGGGGCCGTAGATCACGACCCGCTGCGGGGTGTCGAGCTTGCCGGACAGGACGGAGAACTGCTTGTTGGACGATTCGACCTGCGCCGGCGGCGCCTGGGTCTTCTTGCCGTTGACCGGAGGCGGCAGCGGCTTGCCTGTGGTTGTCATGGCGGTTCCTCTCTGCGCTCGCTCGCCCGAGCGCGTGGCGTACTCGCGCTAGCCCGCGAGCGTGGCATCCCCCGTCAGTTCGGGGTGGATCTCATCGGACCGGACGAAGCCGGTCGGCGTGTTCGTGTCGAGGTCGCGGTTCTGGCAGATCGACAGGTACTCGCAGCGGAAGGGCGAGAAGCACGCGCTCGGGTTGCGATACCAGTGCCCGGAGTTCTGGGCCGCGCGAATGGCGAGCTGCTGCTGCCAGACTTCCTCCTGGCAGTCGTCGAGGTCCCGCTCGAGGCGAGCAATCTCGATCCGCGCGAAGTAGTGGTCTGGTCGCTCCGCGATGTCTGCGGCAACGCGCGCCGCGTACTCGTCCGGCGTCTCGTCTTCCGCGCGCTGGTTCGCGTACAGCTTCCCGTCTTTGGTGTACTTCCTGGCCTCGTCTGGCGTTGCTTTGAGCGGTCGCAGCGCCGGGCGACGGGTCACGTCGTAGAGGATGGTCTGGATGTCGTAGCCGATTTCTCGCGCAGCGAGGACGTAGATGCTGAGTTGCTGGTCCATGTGCAGCCTGGTCCAGTAGTCGGCACCAGGCGCGAAGTCCTGCGACGTCGTCTTGTACTCCATGAGTGCGAGACGACCATCGGCGAGACGGACGATGCGGTCGATCTTGCCGGCGAGCAGCCAGATCGGCGTGGCGCGTCCGGTGCCCGGGTTGACGAGCTGACGCGTGAACTCCTGCTCACTCACGACCGGGTTGAGCGGCTCGTTCGCGTAGCGCCGGCAGTGCCCGTCGAACATCGCCGCAACCATCGCCAGGTCGTACGGATCACCGAGGCAGGCTTCCATCAGCGGAGCGGGGTCGCGGCCGTGGTCGCGAGCTTCTAGCGCCGCATGAAACGCAGCGCCGACGCGGATCGGGACGGAGTCCACATCCGGCCGAATGCCAAGTTCAAATCGGATGTAGTGCTTGCGCGGGCAGGTGCGGAAGCAAGCCAGCCTCGAATGGGTGAGGATCTGGCTCATGGTCAGACCTCCCCGCGGTCGATCAGTTCGAGATCCGCCGCGCGGTGGGAACCCTGTGCATATTGGAGGATCGCCGCGCGCGCGGCAGCGTATTCCGGCGAATCGCAGACGATCGCGCAGACGTGGGCTGCTAGTTGGCGGGCTATACGGTCGTCGACGGTGACGAACTTGGTGCAACACGACAGCGACCAACAGGAATAATCGAGGTTGGCGCCGCGCAGGTCGGCGCGGCTCAGGTCGGCG